CTCCAGTTATCAAAGACTCTTGTTCCTGCAAGCTTCATTGGTCTACCAAAGTAAAATACTTCGATAGGCTGAATTGTTGATGTAGGAATCTGTGTAGCCTTGACCATGAATGGTACAACTTCATCAGCATCTGATGTAGCTGGGTTACTCAATCTTACCTGGAACAGCGAGGGGCGGGCACCGCCACCAACTAGCTGACTCTTGATTTCGTTAATATTGAAAGCCATTTATGTCTCTCCTTATCGATTAAAACTGGCCAACGACTTCACTAAACTCTACACCAGTGCGGACTGCAACAAAGTTTAGTTGAATGAAGTTAATTGACTTAGCAGGCTTAATGTAGATATCTCCAATAAACTGATTGCCATCAATTACTTCAGGGGTGTTATTTGTAGTGTCACACACGACCTTGAAGTCATAAATGCCACGGCGACCTTGAACTTCACGAAGGAATGGCTCTACCAAGTTGCGGAATTGTGCTCTTGTGAATGCATCGTTGAATTCAAACAGAGTAAACTTAGCAGCTGTAGCAATTGCCTTCTCAAGAACAATAAACAACCTACGAACATTAATTCTATCAAATGCTGATGGCTTGTTTAGTAGTGTCTTGTCACCAAATAATATTGTACCTTGACCAGGGAATGTTACAACTGGGTTGATACCTGACTTGTACAATGTATCTCTGTCAGCCTTATCTGGGTTATATGCTAGCTTAACAATATTTTTAATCTGACCTCTATTGAAACCAGCAGGTGAGAACCATGGGTCTCTTAGAGTATCAGTTCTTACACATAGACCAGCCGTATCACCATTTAGTGGTACAAAACGATAAACATCGTTGTATCTGTCATATGCGTATTTGTAACTTGAATCAAGAACTGCATAAGATGTTGATCTTAGAGCATTTCTAAACTCAACAACATTGTCAGCTTGCGTGCCGGCCAATACACCAACCGTGTCACCACGATCTGGTGATGCAAATACAACACAATCCTTACGTGTTTCTGCAATATTATCAATTAGATAATTGGCTAGTTGCTCACCATGGGTGCCGCCTCTTGCCTTACCTGTCAATAGTAGTGATAGATCTACTTCTTCTGCAGATGCAAATTTATCATATGCGGTTGCTAGGTATGAGAAGGCAACGTTGGCTTCACCACCACCATTTGTGCCACCAACCAACGAGAAGGTTGTTGGTTTAGCATTAACGTCACCGGAAGCCATATTAATAGAAGTGTTTGATACAGCATTACCGTTGTCCTTGAACCACCACAAGTATTCGGATGTGTTGTTGATAATGTCCTTGTAGTAAACTGTTGCGCCTTCTTTCTTGGCATCTGTAGCTCGTGACAATCTTTCAAATACTTCTATAGTTGTGTTCTTGACACCTGTGAATAGTCCATCCTCATCTGCCACAACAACGTGTAGTTCGTCCGATGAACCACCGCGCTCAGCAACAAATGCTGAAGTGCCAGGTGCTGAGTCAACTTCGTTGAAGTATTCCCAGAATCTTGTTACTGTATTAGCTGATGTTGAGTTTGTTGACCTAGATACAGCAGCAGATCCTGTGTATAGGTCCTCAAAGTTAAGCGTTGCACTTACAACACCATTGGATACACCAGCTGGGCTACCAATTGTGGTAACTCTTAGGAACTGGCTACCAACTTTTAGTCTATCACCTACTGTTAGAAGAGCAGTTTGTGTGTTTAGTTCTGTATTGGCTAGAGTGTTAGCTGCAGCTGTTGAACCAAGTGTGACTGTAAATGTAGCAGCTGAACCAGCTGATGTATTGCTATTTGTTGAGTTAGCTCCTTGAGTAGTGTTGGCCACAAACACTTTAATTATTGAGGTGTTACCAAACTGACCAGCACCAACAACTGTTACTGCCGTGATACCACCGGTTGAGTTTGTTGTGATTGTGCAATTGCCTGTGTTTGCAGCTCCATTTGATAGGAACACAAAATCCGCGTTACTATATCCAGAGCCGCCTGCTGTTACAGTAATTGCTGTAACATTCTGTGATGCTTGGGTTGCAGTTAGTGTGCCTGTGTTTGCGCCAACACTTACAGCAAATGTTAGTGTATTATTGGCGTTACCTACAGACGACAATAGGTTTGAAGAGTAGGCGTTGGTTGAATCACAGATAGACACCTTTAGTGAGTTGCCTATTAATCCAGGATACTTGGCGCGGTAAATTGCACCTTGCCCAGAACCTGTTGTTTTTGTTAGATAGTCATCTTCATTTTTCACTTGCAAATCAGTTGCTGCAGATGTGTTTGCGTATGCATTGAATGCATTTGCATCAGCAGCACGAACAACATGCAGTTGGTTGCCATATGCTAAGAATGAAGAAGCTGTGTGAAATGTTTCAAAATTATCATCTGTTGGCTTGCCAAATGTTTTGACAAGTTCAATTTCACTTGTAATATTCACTCTTTCGTTTACTGGACCAAAGCCAAATACACCCGCCATGCCACCATCTGTGGAAGATACTGCAGGAACAACTGTTGTTAGGTCAATCTCACTTACGTTTACGCCTGGGCTAACTTGAAATGCCATCGTGATTCTCCTCGTAGACAAATCTATTGGATAAAGTTATATAAATTATTTATAAATTCTCCGTCTTCATGTTTTTATGAGGCCAACATCTTATCAAAATTTGATGTGTATTTTAGCACAGAATCATCTAACAATTCATCTCTATTGTCATTGTAAATTCCAAATGGCAGCAAATCCTCATCATACTGAGGCATTCCGTTTAGTAGTTGCTGTCTAATGTCATTACTTGTTAATTCTTTAAAAAAGTTTTGAGTGGACATCCAGGCAAACAACACAAGACACATTGCAAGGTCATCGTTTTTGCCATATTCAGCCTCATAGGATGTACCTTTACTTATAAAAGTTGTAAGCTCGCGCAATATTTCATAGTCATAATTTAGTAGTTTATTATCTTCTATTAGCATCTTTAGAGTTGCACACCCAATGGATTTAACCTGTTTGGAAGTTTTAATACCAAATTTAGAACCTTGAGCATTGAAACCACTTGTGAGAACTTGACCTGATTTTGATTGAGCAACTTTGAGAACATTTTCATTCTCAAGATCATAATTTAAAGTATCAGCCACCTGTTGACCGTTGTCATTTGTTTCAACAAGAATATATGCATTATTGTAGTTTCTTGATATGTTGTCTATTGTCGTTGGGTAGAGTAGGTGTGATATTTTGTTGTTTCTATAGGTTGCAACAACTTCATATGGAAACTTTGTACAATCAACAACAACCAACGCAGAGTAGTCAGCTCCAGTACCTCTTGATGTATCAACAGCAATTGCATAGATGTTGCCTTTTTCTGGAAGTTTGTATATGTTAAGGTCGCCGTGTTGTTCTATTGCTGGCAAGAAGACCATTCTGCGTAAAGTTGCACCTGATAGTAGTGTGTTGGATGACCCAAGGAATTCACACTCATGTTCCTGTCTAAATTGCTCAGCAGAAGTGTTATTAATAGTCTCTTGCTTCCACCGCTCATCCCTACCAGGAACATCCCACCAGTTGACTGCAACTGGCTTATAGCTATTTCTTCCATTCTCTGCATCTGTCCAAATTTTATAAAATAACTCCATACCCTTTGGAGTAGATGTAATTAATACTTTTGACGTTTCACCAGAAGAAATTGTAGGATATACAGAGGCAAAGAACTCTTCCTGTAAGTTTGGCATAACAAACGCAAACTCATCAAGATAAATTAGGTTGAATGACCCACCACGAACAGCTGATGAAGATGTTGCCGATGCTAGAACTTTTGACCCATTTTCTAACTCAATGCTACCTTTATTCCATCCACCTGGAACAATACCTTGCTGAATCCACTTAGGCAGATTCTCATATGCAAGTTTAATTCTTGATAAGATTTCTCTGGCCTGCTGAAACTTGTTAGCAAGGATAGCAACATTATATGTTGGGTTAAATAAAATAAACCAAAGAATTGATCCAACAATAGTTGTTGTTTTTCCTGTTTGCCGAGGCATTTTACAAATAACAAATCTGTTATCCATAATAGTATCAACAATACTGTCTTGATATGGGTACATATCAAAGTTAATTAATCCACGATCAATGTGGATAATTTTAATGTACTTTCTTATAAAATATTTTGGATTTTGGGAACACTTAATGTATTCTTCAATTTGCTCCCTGGTAAACTCCATGGGAGAGTTGGCAGCTTTGAGTTTAGGGTTACCCTTATAAGAGGTACTCAAACCGGGGTTAGCTTTGAACACTCTCAATATACTCATTTTGTTTGTCCTTAATCATCTTCTGAAGTTCAGCTGTAGAGCCAACAAATAGATTGTTGGTTACACTTTGAGGACCCTCTAGCTGTGGTGCTCTTGGGTCTTCTTTTTGTAGAATTTTCTTGGTTTTTTGAAGTTCTAGAAGATCTTTATTGGTCTCTGCCATTGTTTTCATTAGAGCTGCTGCCACTTCATATGCTCTTGGATGTTCACTGCCACTTGCTATAGTTAGAATGCCATCAAGTGCATTTTGACCTTTGCTAATTAGCTGACGCATATTGTCTCTGGCATAGTCAAAATCATCTTGAACTGTTTCATCAGGCAACGTATCCATAGTAATTTCCTCCACTTCCTTTATTGCTATAGGAAGTGGCGTCATGTCAAGAGCATTTGAAACACTTTTCATTGTTTCTTTATATTTAAGTGCTTGTGTCATCGTATAGTGGGTTTGTGGTAGTTGTTACAATTAAATCATAGTTTGTGTTAGAACCAATGCTTGTTGGCGGCAGAGTAATAGATGTATTTGTAGTTGGGTTGCCGTTGGCATCAAGACCAGGAACAACAACTGTAGATTGATAATATGTTTCTGAGCCTAGTACTTTAGTGAACGATGCACCCGTGCCAGAAGATGTGTTGCCATTTGTGGAGTTAGATGTTGTAGTTGTGTTTGCAATTTGAGTTCTAATTATTGATGTGTTGGCAAAATTACCGCCAGATTGAATTGATAGTGATGTAATTGAACCTGTTGTATTTGTAGCAATTGATGCTGTGGCATTGACAGTACCGTTTGAGAATGTAACAATTTGGCTGTTAGCATATCCAGTTCCAGCGTTTGCCACTGAGAGTTGAACAATAGCATTTGGCCCACTATTTGCCTCATCAATGCTAGCTGAAAATCCATCAATAACAAATGTTCTAGTATTTGCTATTAGGATGACATCTTTGTTTCTGACAGGTCCAAAAATATAACCCTTCATAGTAAAATTTAATGTGTGGATAATTGTTCTTCTATTCTCGTAGGCATCCTCATAGGTGTCCTCTGTGTTAATTGTATTAAGGACAACAGGAACATCCATTCTCAAATCAATATCATCAATAAGCTTCATTGTATTTGTCCACTCTGGCGTGAAGAATGGTAGAATTTGCTCTATCAGCATTGTGCCATCTTCAGCATTGAGAACATATATTGACAGCTCAAAATCAATATTGTAAGGTACAGGATTATACACAGCACCATTGAGAGATGTGTTTGCTACAGCGGCTCTCTGTTGACCAACAGTCTGAAGCTTTCTTGCTGGGTCATAGTTGTATCCAACTATTTGAAAGCTCATTCTTGGAAGACTTATTGCATCAGGCTTTGTTAGTGTTGGATCTTGTTTAATTCTAGATAAGAACTTTGCTCTTGGCCCATATGCAATTGGTACCTTGAGTCTTTTAACAATTGTACCGGCCGTATTTCTTCTATGAACAACCATGTCGTTGAACATTGTGCCAAATACAATGACATATCTTCTAATTGTTTCATGATAAAATTCATTGTTAAACATTAGTAGGTATTAGCCTCAGAGAATGGATTAATTTCTGTAAAGTCAAGTATATTGTCGCCTTTAGTTTCAAACTCTTCATTCTGTGCTTGCTTATCAATTGTGGATATACTAAATGTTGTGACAGCCTGGGTGTTGTTTGCCATTGCAAAGCTGAGATCATTATAGGTATCATCAATAATATCAACACCTGTATTGAATGTTTCCTGGTTATACTCAAACAGTTCGCAAATAATATCAAATATTTGCAATGCGCCCATTTGATAAAAAATTGCTTCATGCTCGACAAATCTAATTACATAACCCTTAGAAGTTAGAGGGAAGAAAATCATGTCTCCTTCCTTTGGTCTTACGCTACCAACAACTTCCTCAGTAAAAGTTCTTCGTGCCACGGAGAATGTAATTCTATCTCTTATCTGCAAACCAAATTTGGATAGAAAGTCACCCTCACCTTCAAACCCTTCAACATTCTTAATATACATTTCTATTGAATGTGCATTGTTAAATGTTGTAAGCTGATCTTCTTGAAAGATTGTTTCTTCTGTTGTTATTGTTCTTGGGCAATAAAAAACATCGTGGCCATAGATTCTAATTGACTCTATTACTAGATCTTCAATTAAATTTTGCTCTTGGCTATTATTAAAATTGTTGAAATAAAATGACGTAGGCATTTTAGCCTTCCATGTGGAAAGCTGGCAACGTGTAACTTGTCATCATCTCTTGCTCTAATGATTCTATTTCTGCCTTAGCATCATCCTGAATCTTTTCGCCATTAAACTGCACACCACCAGGTAAAACCATACCACTAAACTTTGTTAGGTTTGATCCCCATTGGTATTTAATCTGTGCAGTAGTGTATAGAGCAAGCCACCTATCAGCCCATACATCAGTGTATGTATCTGGGTCTACTATCTCGTAGGCCTCAACCACTAAATACTGACCCTCTACCGCTTGACCCCAGTCCATATCAATATGAAGTTGATTTTTGTGTCTGTTGTATCGGATTGGTTTTTGGCCAACAAGAATCTCTTCCATGAATTGTATGTGCTGCATTGCCATCACATAAGGAACCATGGATTGAGTTGTCAATGAATAGAGATCGTTGAGGGCAATTTGGTACCGTAGGTTGAACAAATTCATTGTATTAAGGCTTTGGCCAACTGGGAAAATCTTTACGGCACCAATAATATTTTGCGGTAAAGTTATGTATTTGTTGGTAATATTTTGTGACGTAATTAGGTGCGGATAGTATAATCTCTCGGCCCCATCAAAATGATAGTCCCAATAATATCTCAGAGATTCATCTATACGGTCCTCAACCTGGTCATCATCCACGTTAATTTCAATTACTGGCTTGCCAAGTTTGCGGAGGCAATATTCCTTGAATGTGGATCTTGATGTAGGCACAGCCATTGGTTTACTCCTTAGATGCTTTATCTAAGTATTTATACATCAATAATATCCAGACAACCGTAGAGGCCACCTGTCCATTTGATAGATTCGTTGCTATTTGCGTTTATTTTGTTAACTGTGCTTCTGGGCAAGTATTTCTCTACTCCAACCAAATACTTGCCATAACAATTGAATGGATAACCAAATATCTCATCTGATTTCAATGTATCAAGAGATTTAATGGACTTATTCCACAAACTAATAACATAGCCCTGCTGCATCTTTAAGTTGTGGGCAATTGTTTGCCTTGCTGAGATGGCAGTTCCAATTAGTGGGTCATCTTTACCATTGAATTCTCTTGGAATTACAGTGTGTTGTTTTCTTTTGACCATATCAGAAATTAGCTGACCATCATTCATTGAAAGGTGTCTAGTGGTAATTTTACTCATGTCAACAATAAAGAAGTTGACATCCATTGACTTATCTACTTGCGGTAGACCTATCATGTGGTACATAGAAAGCTGAGAATGCCCCTGATACACTCTGCTATAACACGACCCAAGCTCTTTGAACTGAAGCGCTTGTTTAGCATGATCACTATAGTCATTAACAACCAACGACCCAGCCATTACGCAAGCAACAATTTCTTGGCAGCCAGTTAAATGTATTGCATTAATTGTAGATTGAACAGTGTTTCTAATGTCAAAATCATCATAGATGAAAGCCTGGATTGATGATGTTTGTTGTTTTATAAAAGATCCAATTGCCTTATCGTAATCTTTAAATGCAGCATACTCACTATTATCACTATTTTCATTATACATTTTATTGTATTTTTCTACCTGGCTACCAGGAATAATAACATGGATATCATCAATACCATTTTCTATCATAGAGTTTAATGTTAAGAAAACTCCATGATGCTGTGCTATAACAAATGTTTTCATTTTATACCTGCTGCTTCAATTCTTCTTCAATTACACTATCGCCAACTTCACCTGGCTTTTTAGATAGATGAACGTGCTTGTATTTCTTCATGTTATTGAAGAACCTATCTATACACTCTTGTTTATTTTGATGGTGAACAGTAATTAGTCCTGTTTCTGGATGCGACATTAGTGCCGCAAATTTATTGATTAACTTATCCTTGATGCCACACCTGTCTAATGACATATAAATTGCTTCAAATGTCTTACCAACTTTGGCTGCTTTATTATCAATTAACCCTATTCCCTTACCAAGGAGAACTGCTGCACATCCTGTCTCAGATGATAGAGTAAAGTACACTTTCTTTGATC